TATCCGTGTTTCCAAATCCTTGACCTCGTATATTATTTTTTCTTCCCTATCTTTAAGTCTGGCAGAACCAGCATTCAGGGCTGTAGTCTTGAACGAACCACTCTCTGATATGGAAAGGAACCACATGTTACCGTACAAGGGCACAAAATAATTAGGAGGTTGTATGGTGAGCTTGATACCAGCATGGGCACCTAGACAGGACAGAGCAGTACCATATATAATTGCCGAGGATGCCTCTGTTAATTCACAGGCTTCACGGACATGGTCACGTAGGATGGATGGAATGTGTGTGTCATCGAACTCCTCCGGTTCATTGTCATTTAACAGGTTATCGCAAATAGATTTCATCTCATCAGGCTTAGGTACTACCACGTTACTCTTCTGGTGATGTCTAAGCTCAACGGAACGCTTCAGGAATAACTCACTGACCTTCACCCCTAGGCCGTTGCATATAGTCTGAATGCTACAGCCAGAATGACAGCGCATTAATATCTTTTCCGTTTCAAGCGTAACACTCAGGGAGGCTTTGCGATCATCATGCGAGGGGCAAACCGCATTGGCTGTATCGCCTGACCACGAAACCCCCTTGAGTTGCGAAATTATTCTATTGTGTGTCTCCTGTATGTCATTAACTGTTTGGGAACGCTCTGACTCAGTCAGGTATTCATCCACGTTGAGGTTATCAAAGTCCCACGCCTTGTTAAGGTCGAGGTTAGATGCCTCTATCTCAAACGGTGTCTTAAGTTCTTCAATTAATTTTAAAAGGGAAGATTTTTGTTGGTCTGGTGGGATGTTATCCAAATAGTCAGATACATCACCGCCCTTACTGAGGTTGGGTAAATTTATTATCCAAACTTTAGATACAAAATCTCGTATCTGTTCACCTGTATCTTGGGCAAACTTCTTACCAGCTTCATCGTTGTCAGGAATTATAAAGACCTGATCAAACCTATTGAAATATTTTTCTGCAAAGTCGGATTGTTTTTTTATAAGAGGTGACCACGCATTACTGCCCCCTGCTATAGTTGTAGCTAACAGGTCTATATCATGCAATCTATCTGCATCCTTCTCTCCTTCGACAAATATTATTGCACGCTGATCCTTAATGTCAGGCCAACGGTACGGTACTTGTTTTATACCATCCCAATTCCAGACTTCTTTACCTGTCTGGTCAACTCTAAGTCTACGAAATTCTTTATTAGGGAATTTTACTACTGTATATAGTAGTCTCCCATTCCCATCCTTATACTCATGTTTTATCTGTTCCATTTAATGCCCCACATTTAACTATAATGTACCCCTTTTTACGAGAATCTTTTTCGCATCTTATTATTTTAATCCTATCTACCTGTGAGTCGTCTCTGAACCAAGGTAGAGCATCTTCTACTATCTTAATTAAGTTGGATATGTCTCGTCTCCGATTGTCAGGCGGATATACCTGTATATCTAGCCACACCCTTTCCGTTTCATATACCATCTTAGTTCCTGCAAAGATGATACCACATGCACTTTTAAATGCCTTACCCTTTCCTGAAATGTATAACCCCTTTCCTCTTACTTTGTATAATGAGTTGACTGATACAGGCCAAGGTAGTATTGCCGATTGGCAATCAGAATCCATGAGGCTGACCCCAATGATATACTGTTACCGCAGTCCAGATAATTACAATTAAATTTTTCCAAATCCACGCTTCTATCATGTTTATTCAGTATAGACTATTTGCTATAGACTATTTGCAATAGGTGATGCGGTCAGGAAACAGGAGAGAAACCTGACCGCTAATTGGGAACAGAGCCTATCTTTTCAAGGGTTGATCCCAATACATTAGAACGGCAGGTCTGCCTTTTCTTCCGCTTCTTTTGAACTTAAGGGAGCGGTTGCCGTTGGTGTGGAATTAAATGCTGTGATCTCACTCACCTCATTATAGCCACGCTTATTAGGCCCATACTTGACCTTGACAAACTTACCTTCCAGTTCACCTAGGTTACTGAGCGACTTCATACCAAGCGCACTGGCATACTTCGCTACCTTGCGTTTGCCAATGCCATCCTTGACCTTACCACCATCATCATGCTGGTTGTTCATGTAGATGGCTTCAAACAACCACTGTCCATCGAACTCTGCGTTACCAGAGATTTCGATAGGCATGAGTATCTTGTTATGCCCCTTGGCATCCTGTCTTACATCAGGAAGTGGAGCCTTAATCTCACAGACGTACTCGCCTGCAGGAACCTCTACACGCTCACGTGTGTTCTCTGCTTCCAGAGTTGCCTGTACATCTTCTATTGAGAAGTCTGTATTTGCTGTGTCAAACATACTTATCCTTTGTTCTGAGTTTCTGAGTTAGGTTTTTTCCCATCCCAAAAGCTGTCAATCAGCTTGCGGTACTCATTCCAGTCTGCTGGAATTTCGG